AACGACCTTGCCGCCCTGTGCGGTATAGCGATCGGTCAGAATGGCGCCGAGATCGTCGGCTTCCATGTTGAGCGCGCGCACCTGGGCGACACCGAGAAACCGCAGCGCCTTTTCAATGTAGGGCGCCTGCTTCTTGTATTCGTCCTTGATGGCGAGCGCCTTGATCGCCGCCTTCGTCTCCGCCTTGTCGCGATTCTCCTTGTAAGTATCGAGGAGCATTTTGCGCCAGCTGGCGCCGTCCCATACGACGATCGGCGTGAAATTCTGATAGTAGGCCAATTGCTGCCGGAGACCGCGCAGGAATCCGTAGATCGCCTGGGTCTGCATCGAGCCGATGCTCAGCCTGGAGCCGTTGTTGTGGAAATGACCAAGAGAATTGGCATCCACGATCATTACGTTTTTGGACATTTGAGCCTCTCAAATGAGAGGCGCCAGCACGCTATGCGGGGACAGAAGCGTGCTGGCGCCTGGACCCTCTCCCGCGACGGAGAGGGCGAGCCTGGCGAGGAGGGGGACTCGCCAGGCGGTTTGCGTCACACGAGGTTGTCGAGTTCCGCGAGGATCGCATCCTGCTCGGAAGCAGGCAGCGAGGTAGCGCCGGCAGCGGGAGCCGCAGTGACGGGCGCAGCTGCGGCGGCCTTGGTGGCAGCGGCATCCGCCTCGAGGGCGGCGAGCTCGTCGGCGGCCGCCTTCTGGCGGGCGAGGATCTCTTCGCGGCGCTTGGCGGCGGCGAGCTCCTCTGCAGTCGGACCGGCCGGAGCAGCGGTCGTTTCCACCTTGGCATCCGGAACAGCAGCGCTCGGCGAGGCCAGCGCGGCGGTCGGGGTGCGGGCGGCGACGGCAGGCGCGCTTCCCGGGGCAGCCAGACGCGGAACAGCAACACCGGCGGTCTGCGCGATGATGTTGAGCGCCTTCTGCTCCTCGCCGCGGAAGTAGTTCTGAGCGATGTATTCGTTCAGATCCTTGGCGCGGGAGACGACTTCGGCCGACACCGGCTTCGACATCGGCGCGATCGCCACGTCGTAGTTGGTGTTGAGGCCCTTGCCGGTCTTGGTGATCACGATGTCGGCGCCGGAGGTCGGGTCGGTGATGTCCTGACCGGCGTCGGCATAGAGCGTGTAGAGGTCCAGAACCTTGCCGAAGGTGGTCGGCGTCAGCTCCAGAACGTCCTCGGCATCGCTGTCGCCACGGTCGACGACGTTGATGAGGACGGACTTGCGGGCCTTCCACTCCTCGAACAGCTTCTTGGAGTCTTCGTCCATCGCCGAGTTGATCGCCATCTCGATGGCGGTGTTCAGGACGGACGGCTGCTGATAGACGGTATCGCAGTCGCCGACGACAGCCATCGGCTTGCCGTTCAGTTCGGCCTTGATCCAGTGAACGCCCAGATCAGCCCAGAACTTGCCCATTTCGCCGACCCAAGGGGCCTGCTCGAACGTGGGCGCGACGATGCGGTAGGTGTTGCGGCCTTCCTTCGGCTTGCGGGTCTTGCCGCCACCGCCCTTATACTTGGCGGTCGCCTGGGAAACCATCTTCAACAGTGCGGGATTGAGTGCCATGCTTTCGTGCTTTCTGCTTGGTGCTTTCGTGCTTCGTGACTTGGTGCTTGCGTCATAGCTATGTAGCTATTCAGCTATTTACTTATAGCAATCCGTCGATGGGACTGCTGCAAGTCGATCAGGCGGCCTTGCGCGGCTGCCTGACCAGGCCGTGGCTCTTCCAGTTGAGAGCGATCTGCGCAGCGTCTTCCGCTTCGTCGCGGTGAGCCTGGGCCTTCGCCTTGGCGGCGGCAGCCTGTGCCTCGGCCTTCTCGCGCTTCGCCTTGTGGTGAGCGGAGATCGCCTCGAGATCGTGGACGATCTTGTTGGCGTTGGCCGTGACGCTTTCGATCGACCTGACGCGACCGAAGAGGCGCAGGACGAAATCGATGATGTTGTTCATGTCGGGATCCTCGAGAGGGGTTTCACACTGGATTAAGTAAGTGCTTACTTACATTGTAGCAGAAACGAAAAGGGAGTGCAGTTTATTCTGCGCTGACACCGTTGCGCCGTGCCAGGGAAGCGAGCGCGCGATCCTTCTGCGCGTCAAGGGCATCGGTGCGGGCATTGCGCTCGGCGATCCGGAGCTCGCCCTTCATCTCCTCGCGCGAAATCAGGCCCTTCTGGACCAGCATGTCGCGACGGTGCCGGAAGGACTCGACCGCGATCTTGCCGACCGCCTCGATGCGCTTGGCCTCGTTGAGCGCCTTCTTCATGGAGATGACGCGCGAATGACGCGCGATGCGCTTGTCGAGGAGCGCCTCGGTGACCTTTTCGCCGTCGGCGGCAGCCTTGTCACGCTCCAGCTTGTAGACGGCCGCCTCGGTGCTTTCGAGCAGCATCTTGATCACGTCCACCTGGCGCGCGGCGTCGGCGGCGAGGATGCCATAGTGCGAGAACAGGGAAGCCTGCTGCATCATGGCGCTGTCGAGATCGTTGTCGGAGTAGGCGAGATCGCGCTTGAGCTGCTCGGCGTCGATGAAATCCTTCACCGGGTAGTTGGTGATCTCCTTCGCGGGATCAGCGGTCGAGGGGGTCGTCATGCGTCCTTTCCTTTCGTGGGTGCGGCGTCAGAACGCGCCGAATGCGGGATTGTCGTCGTAGTAGGAAGCTTCTTCGAGCTCGCGGCGCCGGATCTCCATCTCGCGTTCCATCTGCGCCTTGAGCGCTCTTACTTCCGCTTCCTTTTCCATGCGCGCGTAGAAGGCTTCCTCAGCCTTCCTCGCCAGCTCGACGGACTCGTCGGTCGTTTCTTTCTCGGGTTCGGCGCGCACCATGCCGTCGTCGTAGAGCCTGACCATCATTTCCGGACGCATCACGCTCACACCCTGACGCCATCCTGCCGGGAGCCATTCGTCGTTCATGACAGCAGATCCGCAACCGAGGCGAAGACGGCGTTCATAGCCTCCTGCTTCTCCGGCGCGTGGTAGATCTCGCCGGGGTTGAAGCCGATCACCAGGTTGGCGTCGATATCCTTGGCGTAGACGACCTTGCCGGCGGCGTCGGACGCCTTGCCCTTAAAGTCCGGCAGGAACGTGCGCACCGTCTGCGAGCCCATCAGCACGATGATGGGCGGCTTGAGCCGATCGATCTCGCGCTTGAGATAGGGCGCGTAGCGCTCGACCTCATCGAGAGCGACCTGCTTGCCCTTCTTCGGCACCTTGATCAGCGACGTCCAGTAGACATTCGCCATGTCGAGCGATGCCTCGGCCATGCCGAGCTTGACGGCTTCGTTCATCAGGCCGAGGCCCATCTTGCCGTTGCCGTCCTCGTCGCTGTTGGGGCAGTCGGAGACGATCATGAAGTCCGCCTGCTTGCCGAAATAGGGCAGCACCGGAGTGCCGTCCGGATTGGATGCGCCAATGCCGTGCATGGTGACGTATTCCTTGGCGATCAGACCGATGTCGTCGCGGGCGTCCTTGTCCTTGTCCAGGTCGCGCAGCACCGGCACGTTTGCCATGATCAGGCCGGGCAGAAGCTCAATCTGATCCTTGATGCGCGAGGGATCGTCCGCCGGCGGCGAGCCGGGATCGATGCGCACGAACGCGCCGACCTTATCGAGCGCGCCCTGCACGCGGACATTGCACACGCGCTTCTCGACGCGGGCCAGGAAATCCGCCTTGTCCTTGAACTCGCCGGCGGCGCGCGCGGCCAGGATGGCGGTCGTCGCCTTGTCCGAGATCCCCTTGATGCGCTGGAAGGGCATCACCAGCCGCACGTCGGTGGCGATCTCGAAGCGATCGGTCGAAATGTTGATGTCAGGCACGTTGAGGTCGATGCCGAGCCCCTTCGCGTCACGGATCAGGCCAGGCAGCTGGTCCTCATCGAGCAGCGACAGCGCGGCCGCGAAGAACTCGACCGCGAAGTTGGTCTTCAGCCACATGGCCTGGTAGGAGATCAGCGTGTATTCGACCGAGTGGGACTTGTTGAAGCCGTAGCCGGCGAAGCCTTCGATCTTGTCGAACAGCGTTCCAGCCCAGGCTTCCGTGCAGCCGATCGTGGCGACACAGCCGTCCACGAACTTCTGGCGTTCCTTTTTCATCTCCTCGGGCAGCTTCTTGCCCATGATCTTGCGCAGCTTGTCGGCGGCAGCGCCCGAATAGCCGGCGATCACCTGGGAGATCTTCATGACCTGTTCCTGGTAGACGATGACGCCGAACGTCTCGCGCAGCACCGGCTCCATGAGCGGATGGTCGTAGTCGATGCGCTCGTTGCCCTGCTTGCGCAGGTAGAAGCTGTCCATCATGCCCGACTCCATCGGGCCAGGCCGGTAGAGCGCGGTGGCGGCCGTGATGTCGTCGAAGGTGATCGAGCCGCCGGAGCCAAGCTCCTTCAGCAGCCGGCGCATGCCGCCGGACTCGAACTGGAAGACGCCGGTGGTCAACGCCTTGGCGAAGTTCGCAAGGACGTGCGGGTCGTCGAGCGGAATGCGCATGAGATCCACGCGCTTGCCGGTGCGCTCGCGAATATAGTCGAGCGTCAGCTTGATGACGTCCAGGGTCCGCAGGCCCAGAATGTCCATCTTGATCAAGCCCTGGTCTTCAACGATGCGCTTGTCCCAACAGACGACATTGCCATCCTTGCGCTTCTCGATGACGGCGCGCTCCACCAGATCGACACCTCCGACAACGACGCCGGCGGCGTGCTGCGAGAAATTGCGGATCGTGCCCTCGAGACGCTCCATCACCGGCCAGAAATCTGCGTAATTGGTCGCGAAGGCGTCGATTTCGGGCACCTGGGCGCGACACTCGGGCAGGGGAACGTTGGCGCCGTGCTTCTTCGGCACGAACTTGGAGACCGAATAGTCCTTTTCGGGGATGCCGATCACACGGCCGACATCGCGGATAGCGGACGCCGCGGCGAGCTTGCCAAAGTTCGACACGCCGGCGACACGCTTGTCGCCATACTTCTTGACCAGGTATTCCACGACCTCGTGCCGGCGCTCGGACATAAAGTCGAGGTCGGCGTCGGGGAGGTCGATACGTTCAGGATTGATGAACCGCTCGAACAGCAGCCCGAAGCGGATCGGATCACAGTCGGTAATGCCCATCAGATACGCGACGAGGGATCCGCCCACGGATCCGCGACCAGGACCGACGAGAATGCCGCTGCCCTTCGCGAACTGCACAACGTCCTGGACCAGCAGGAAGTAGCCCGAGAAGTTGAGCCGCTTGAGCGTGGCGAGCTCGTAGGCCAGGCGCGGCTTGTAGACGTCGGCGAGCTCGGCCGGCGAGGGCTTATGCCCGAACACCGCGTCGTCAAAGCGCAGTGCCCAGCCCTTCTTGCACTCCTCGACCACCTTGGCGAACTCGTCGGGCGCCATGATCGGCAGGGAAGGGGACTGCTTCGTCCATTCGTATTCGACGGCGCCGACGAGAACGTTGGTGTTCATCAGCCCTTCCTTGAACAGCGGGCCGACGCCACTGACGCCGCGCTTTTCCAGATGCGCGGTCGCCTCCTTGATGTGCGAGACCATCTCCGCGAGCGTGACGAAGTGCATGTCGCGGTTGTAGCGGGAACGGAACCACGGCTCGGAGATCTTGGTGTTGCCGGTGATCGCGGTCATGATCTCCTGGCTATCGGCCTCGCCCTGGCCGTAGAAGACCGGACGCACGACGATCGGCTTCACCCGTCCCTCGTTGATGATCTCGATCGCCAGCTGGTTGAGCCGGCCGAAATAGGGCGTGTTGACCGGCAGCAGCGGCGCGTAAATCTGATCGACCAGGAACGACAGGTGCTCCATGATCTCGGCGCCCTTGGGGTGCTCGAGAACCGAATGCGCGTCACCGGCGATGATCGCCAGCTCCTTCGTGCCGATCGCGTTCAGCTCCTCGTAGAGATCCTCGAAGCCGAGCTTCGGTTCGTAATAGAAGCGCTCGTCGGAGTTCGCCTTGGTGAGCAGCCGGAAGATCGCCTTCATGCCAGCCTCGGTCAGCGCGTAGACCGTCAGGAAGTAGCTGCGCGGCATGTCCTTCTTCTTCTCGCCGTCGCCGGGCCGCCAGTCGGGATCGTCCACCAGCCTGAGCCTGGTGCCGATGATCGGCTTCAGGCCTGCCTTTTTGGCGCGGTTGGTGAAGTCGATCATGCCGGTCACCGACATCGTGTCCGCCATCGCGACGGCCTTGGCACCGGCATCGACAGCGTTCTTGACCAGCTGCTCGGTGGTGATGATGGACTCGCCCACCGAAAAGTCGGTGCGCGCTGCGAGGATCGAGTGCAAATTAAGCCCTCCGGATGGAAATGATACCGTCGCGGTTCTCGACTGCGCCGACGTGTTCGAGCGCCTGGATCGCCATACGCGCATGGGCGGCTGCGGTGCCCGACTGCCAGTTGAACTGCTTGGCGAAGGCGGTCGTGAGCGTGTCCTGGCGCAGCTGGAAGCCCTTGAGTAGCAGATGACACAGCACGCGCATGAACGGGATCGCCGAGCCGAAGGGGTTCTCGCCCCTCTGGAGCTTGCCAACCACGTCATATTGGCCGCGATCGAGCCGCTGAATGAGTTCCTGCGTCTTCTTCGGCAGCGTCAGCGCCGAGGGATCCAGCGCCCGGCTTCGTTCTTCCTTCTCCGCCTTACGCGCGGAGATCTCGGCACGAACGACTTCCTGGGTCGTCTGCAAGCCATAGCGCTCACGCAGCAGGCGCCTGGCCTCAAGGTGCGCCGGCTCGCACGCCGCGGCGAACGGGCAATTGCTGCAAACCACGTCCTCGCTCTTGAAGGCGAGGGCGGAGCCGAAGCAGCCAGGCGCGAAGTTCGGGATTTCGGTCATACGGAAACCTGCTTGGCGATCAGCCGGCCGAGCTGCGCCACCTCTTCAAGGATCTTGTGACGTTCGGAGCGGCTGGCGCCCATCAGATCGAACACCATCGCAGTCGTGATGCGCCGCGGCACCGCGAAGGACAGACCGGACGACTTGGCGTAGTCGCCCTTCTTCTCGATGTTGCGCAGCTCCTCGAGCAGCTCCTTCGGCTGCTCCTTGAGGAAGGTCATGAACTGCCTGGCGCGCGGCGACATGCGCGAAGCGGCGTAGGCGAACATATCCTCGCGCTCGAGCTCCTCATTTTGGAGCTCGCGCTCGTCGGGCACGACGTCGCCCAGCATGGCGTCGTCTTCATTCTCGGCCGGCGAGCCTTCGAGCGACAGGGCGATGGTCTCGTCATGAAACCGCTCGAAGTTCTTTTCCACGTAGCGGTTGATGTGAAGCTGCATGCCGCGATAGAGGAAGGTCTTGAACGACGCACCGCAGGTCGGGTCATACTGCTCGCACGCCTTGCACCAGGCGATCCACAGCTCTTGCTGAACATCATCGAGGGTTTGGGTGCGAGCGCCGAGGCCGTGCAGACGACGGAGCACCTTGTGAGCGAAGGCGTCAATCTGCGCCTTCGACTCCTTGGTGTCGCGATACTGGATCCGCGTCATGATCAGCCGAAGACCCTCTGCATGTAGTCCTGGACGACCTTCTTATCGACGCGCGACAGACGGTTGGCGAAAGCGAGCTCCATGCCGAGCGCCCAGTTGCCGCCGTAGGCGATGCCGAGCTGGCCGCAGGTGATCAGTTCGCGCGGCGAGATCGTCATGGAGATCTTGCCGTCCCGGAACATCTTCCGGACCTCGTTGGCGAACTTGACGATCTTGGAGGCGTTGCCGCGATCGATGCGGGTGCGCGAGACGAGGATCGACTCCTCGATCTTGGCGTCCATGTAGACGACCTCTTCCGTGATCTTGAAGCGCGAGTAGTTCGCGGCGTTCTGGACCAGCGTGCCCTGGTAGAGACCGGTCTCGTCGCCGACGCCGTTCGTGTTGCCAGTGGCGACGAAACGGAAGTTCGGATGCGGGACGATCTTGCGGAAGTGCGGAGGCGCGTCCTTGATCAGCAGCGGCTCGCCCTCGAGCACCGGCTGGTAGACGGCCGTCACCGACGGCATGGCGAAGTCGTATTCGTCGGCGCAGTAGACCCAGCCGTTGATCATCGCCATCGGCAGCGGGCCGAGCTGGAAGATGGTCGAGCCATCCTTGACCGTCCACTGTCCCAGGACGTCGGACTCCTGCATGTTGATGGTGTGCTGGACGCGCAGGAACGGACGCCTGGTGCGCGCGGCCGCCTGCTGCAGGACCGTCGTCTTGCCGGTGCCGTGGAAGCCCCACAGATAGATCGGCATGTTCAGCTGGAAGCCGACGATGACCTTCTTCACCAGGTCGATGTTGAAGACGTAGTTGCGGTCGATGTCGGGCAGATAGAGCTGCGCCTGGGCGTCGTGACCGGACAGCACTTCGATCGGGATCGGCTTGCCGGCGGTGCTCATGGCGGCCGCGGCGCTGCCGAGTTCGAAGACGTCGTGGAAGAACTTGTTCTCGACCACGAGCGAGGACGTCGACGGCGCGCTGCCGGCCGCCTCGGCGACCATCGTCGCATGCGCCGTCTTGACGGCCGTCTGCTTCTCGGCCGCTGCCGCGCGCTCGGCGTCACGCCTTGCCTTCAGCTCGAGGGCGACCGGCGAGAACAGCGGCTCGTCGGGCCACTCTGCCTGGTATTTCTCGACCGTCCAATCGGGATGGTTGTTCTTGATGTGCGCCTGGATGGAGTGGACGCGCACGTTGTCGATCTGACAGACGATCTTCCCATCCTCCGGAACGGAGGTCATTTCAGCAGTCTCGGTCATTTGGCCCTCTGTGTTCGAAGCGCTTTCGCGTTGCGCATAAATAAGTGCTTACTTAGTTCTGACGTGGGACGCAAGCAGGATTTTAAGTCACCACTTACTTATTTTGTCAGGCGAGAATACGCTTGATCTCTCCCATCACCTGCGTCGGCAGCTGGGTCAGGTCGTTGAGCACCACATGCTTTGGATAGTAGCGC